TTCTGGAAACATGTCACAACATGTTGTTATGTATGATGGCACGAATTGGTATGATTATGGTCAATTTACTGGAATAGATGGAACAAGTGGTTCAAGTGGTACAAGTGGTTCAAGTGGTTCAAGTGGTACGAGTGGAGCAACTGGAACATCAGGTGAATCAGGCACATCAGGCACATCAGGCACATCAGGCACAAGTGGAGCAACTGGAACATCAGGTGAATCAGGCACAAGTGGTTCAAGTGGCACATCAGGCACAAGTGGAAGTTCAGGAACATCAGGCACAAGTGGTAGTTCAGGCACATCAGGCACAAGTGGTAGTTCAGGAACATCAGGCACAAGTGGTTCATCAGGCACAAGTGGTTCATCAGGCACAAGTGGTAGTTCAGGAACATCAGGCACAAGTGGTTCAAGTGGCACATCTGGCACAAGTGGTAGTTCAGGCACATCAGGCACAAGTGGTAGTTCAGGAACATCAGGCACAAGTGGTTCATCAGGCACAAGTGGTAGTTCAGGCACATCAGGCACAAGTGGTTCATCAGGCACATCTGGCATAGATGGAACAAGTGGCACATCTGGCACAAGTGGTAGTTCAGGCACATCAGGCACAAGTGGTAGTTCAGGCACATCAGGCACAAGTGGTTCAAGTGGCAGTTCAGGCACATCAGGTATAGGTGAATCTGGCACATCAGGCAGTTCTGGTACATCAGGAGAAGCCGGTGCAACAGGCACATCAGGCAGTTCAGGCACAAGTGGGGAAGCTGGAACATCAGGCAGTTCTGGTACATCAGGAAGTTCAGGCACAAGTGGAATAGAAGGCGGTTCTAGTTTTCTTGTAAGTCAAATATTTAGTTAAGGAGGATTTATGGCATCATCACAAGCAGTTAAAAGAAAATTAAGTGGTAGCACTGATGGCAAACCAATTAAAGTTACATCAACAGAAACATCAGGTGCAGTAATAATACATACATCCGTAGCTGGTACTACTGATGGAACATATGATGAAATTTGGTTATGGGCATATAATAGTCATACATCAAATTTATTATTAACTATAGAATTTGGTGGTGTTAATGTACCCGATGAAAATATATGTGTGACTATTCCATCACAATCAGGATTAGTTCCTATTGTGCCGGGTCTGATTTTACAAAATGGAGCAGCGGTAAAGGCTTTTGCCGCTTCAGCAAATCTGATTACTATATCAGGTTTTGTAAATTCAATAACAGATTAGGAGAATTGATATGCAAAGAACAATAAATGATGTTACAAAGAAAATCACTATATTAAAGGCAAATATAACTGCCAAAGATGATATGATTGAATTGCTAATAAGGGAAAAACTGACTTGGATAAATGCAGATGGTTCAACAGCTTCATCGGTGACAGTTGGAACGATGACAGTTTCATTGAGTTCAGCTTTACCTAATGCAATTTCTGACCTTGAAACATATATTGGAACTGACCCAGTTTTTGAATCAGTAAACGCAACGGAGTAAGACTATGTCTGTCACGATTGATAAATTTGAATATGCAACCGATTTAGCGGCACAAGCGGCGTGGGTGGCTACAGGTGAATCGGTTGCTCCATATACAATAAACAGTTTTGTTTTTAATAACATTGCTGGAGAAAACTATCGAAATTTAATACCAGCCGCCAAGATTTCAAAATCAGGAACAATAATCCGCATTAAAATTACAGGACATAATACGCATGAAGTCACATTTAATGGAGTAAGTATTGGAGAAAGAAGCGGCACCAGCGATGACTTTGCCGCAACTCCGACACGAGTTACATTTAATGGAGGGGATAGCAGCGTTACAGTTCCAGCTGGAGCAACGATATATAGTGACGCTATCTTCTTTGCCTTAGATGAAAGTAAAGATTACTTTATTCATCTTCACGATGTTCCGTATTCAGGCACCGTATATCAAGGAAGGTCGGCAAGTGGAAGCGGGATGTATTATAAGGTGTCTGAAACAGATGATAGCATGACTCAATCTGTAAGCTATTCATGGCTGGCTAAGTATACATATTTTGTTGCCGATATCGAAATTGCAGAACTATATTGTTATTCCGAATCCACCATTAAAGAAGAAGGCGATTATTCCATGAAGGTCGTTGCTCCGCAGACAACTTCATTGAATAAAACCTTAACACGCACTTGTTCACCGACTTTGAATTTCACTGACCAAGCTGAAATCAAGTTTAAAATCCGCTCATCACGTACAGGTACAAATTTAAAAATCGGCTTCCATGATTCAGGCGGAACAACAACAGAAAGTAATATTGCAATTTCTTCTGCTGACACTTGGGAAGAAAAGACGATTGACATAAGTGCGGTTGCCAATGCAAACAAAGATGCCATTGATAGTATTGTTCTAACTGTCACTAATGCCGATGCTGAGAATACAATCTATCTGGATTATATGAGGGCGGATGACATGTATGATGAAAAATATTCTTCATATAATAGAAATTCTTTTTTACCAATGAGAGGTCGGTCAAGAGATTTACCAACAGGATTAATAATTCAAAATTCTTGATAATAATTGATTTTAACAATTTTTGCGATTTCCTTTATCATAAATAGTATAGATATTGTATAGGAGATTTTATGACTGAATTATATGGCACAACTATTTATAGTGGATATGGTTATCCAGCCATGTCTGTATATAGTGGTGAAATCCAAATAGAACCAGAAAGATGGCAGATGATTACAGTTCCTGTAATATATGGTTATTGGGATAGTACAAATCATCAACATATACATGATGGACAAACTATTGCTAGAATAAAAAATTATGTTTTAGACCAAATAGCTGATGTTATGGGGTCATCAGTGGAAAATTTTATACGTTCTACACATACATACATTGGAGATAATAATTATTTTTTTATACTTTCTTATAAATAGAACATAGAAGAATAAAAAATTATCATGGAGGATTTTAAACATGGCATTTTATCTAAGCCCACTTGTGGCAGTCAACGAATACGATGCTACCACAACAATACCAGCCGTAGCTACCTCTATTGCTGTTATCATTTTGAGAGACACATACAAAGGCCCTGAAATGAAAACACAATTTATTTCATCGGTGGATGACCTTGTAACAGTTTTCGGGAAACCAACCAGTGCTGCCCCTTGTTATAAGGATATGCTAGCCGCTACAGGATATCTGAAATATGGAAGTATGTTATATGCAACGAGGGCGCTGGCAACATCCGCCGCTTTTGCAAATGTACAAGTAACCATTCCTTCAGCAACCTCTATTGCAGCTTCAGCAAGCTCTGAATCGGCAATGACATTGGCAGATATGGAAACATATACAAGAGATGTTGGTGGTGATGTTGATGATTTCAGTAGTCAAGCAACTGCTGTTGATTCAGCTATATCCGATTTCATGTGGTTTGTAGCTAATTCAAGAGGTGAATGGGGAAACAAGATTCGTATTGCTTTTGCTGGAAAGAATTTCTATGAATCATGTTCAGCACTTGTAGATGCTAGAAGTAATGCAATAATCAATACAACAGACACATGGAGCACGTCAGCGGCAATAGGAAAAATTGATAGCCCAATTGAAGATGAACATTCATTTCTGGTTGTTGTACAAACAGTCGAGCAAGGATTGATTCCATCAATTACGGCGACAACTTCAGGAACAGAATCATTAGACCCAACAGCCGGTGGTTCATCAAACTGGATAACAACAGAATACTTCAATGTATCATTGAACCCTGACGCCTATGATGACACTGGTAGAAAGAGATTTGTAGAAACACTTATCAATGAAACATCAGGATATGTGAAATGTGCTCTTGGTAGCGGATACACTATCGCTACAGACATGTCAAATGTAAAAACAAATAATTGGATATATTTGACAAATGGTGTTGATGGAAACATAATGCTGGATACAGCCGGAGACACTGCTATCATGAATGCTCTTGATTTGTACCAGAATCCCGAAGAAATTGATGTCAATATATTCATTGATGCTGATAAGAGTGTAACAGTAAAACAGTATATTGACACTATATGTCAGGCACGTAAAGATGCTATGGGAATCCTTGACTGTGAAATGGCAGATGTTGTTGCAAATAGAACACAAGAAACTGAAGATTTGAGAGATTTCGTATCAAACTTCAATGATGCTACATGTTTAGGTATCAATAGTTCATATTCATGTATCTATGGAAACTGGATAGAAATTTATGATAAATGGAATGGTAAATATAGATGGATACCAATGTCAGGACATGTAGCAGGATTATTCGCCAATAACGATTATGTATCAGAACCTTGGTTTGCACCCGCTGGCCCAAACAGAGCGGTTGTTACAGGAGTAAGAAGATTGGCATGGAATCCAAACCTTGCACAGAGAAACATTCTGTATAAGAATGGTATCAACCCTGTTGTAAGTTTGTCTGGTATGGGTAAATTGATATATGGACAGAAAACACTTCTGTTGAAGGATTCAGCTTTCAATAGAATCAATATTCGTAGATTGTTCATGGTTCTGGAAAAAGCCATTGCAACGGCTTCAAGATACTTCTTGTTTGAACCAAATGATGATATTACAAGATTGCTGTTAATCAATATGATTGACCCATTCTTGAGAGATGTTAAAGCCCGTAGAGGTATTTACGACTACTTGTTAGTATGTAATGAAACAAACAATACACCTGAAAGAATTGACCGTGGTGAATTGTGGTGTGACATTTACATCAAACCAACAAGAGCAGCAGAATTTATCGTTCTGAACTTCATAGCCACAAAGACTGGCGCTTCCTTCTCGGAACTTGCTGGAATTGCTGGATAAGGAGGTTTGATGTCAAGATAAGAACTAAGGAGTTGTGTTCGTTTACACAACTCCTTTTTTATTGTAAATAGTTTATATGAAAAAGATAAAATTTACATACAACCAAGTGAAAACATTCATAGAGTCTGTTGATGGATATACCTTATTATCAACTGAATATATTAATAACACATCAAAATTAAAAATTTCTTGTTCCGAACATCATGTTTTTGAAATGGCAAGAGCTGATTTTCAACAAGGACATAGATGCCCAACATGTACAAATTGTAGGAAACATACACTTGATGAAGTTAAAGAATATGTTAAAAATGAAGGATATATAATAATTTCAACAAAATATAAAAATGCTAAAACAAAATTATCAGTGCAGTGCCCAAAAGGTCATTTATTTGAAATGAGTTATAATGGACTTCAACAAGGATATAGATGTCCTGTATGTGCTAATAATATAAAATTGACACTAGATGATGTCAAAAAGTCAGCCGAAGAAGAAGGATATACAATATTATCAACATCATATGAAAGAAATAATAAAAATTTACGATTTCAGTGCCCCAATGGCCATCAATTTAATATGCGGTTTGATAATTTCAAGCATGGAAAACAAAGGTGTCCATTGTGTAAATGTATAAACAATGGTTCTAAAGTAGAGAAAAAAGTTCTGAATTATGTGAAATCTATATACGATGGTATTATTATTGAAAATACTCGTAAGATAATCAAAAATTACTGGACAAATCAAGGATTAGAACTGGATATTTACTTACCAGAACTGAATAAAGCGATTGAATTTAATGGGGTATATTGGCATAATAATGATTATAGAAGATGGTTGGATGAAATGAAGAAAAAACAATGTATCCAAAAAAGCATTGATTTATTGGTTATAAGAGAAGATAACTGGTATAAAGATAACAATAGTTGTTTGAAAGAAATAGAATTTTTTATAAATAAGTAAAAGAATAAAAATTATGGTCATTAGACCCATAGGAGGATACATTATGGCACGTTTTGATGTAGATAGCTACAGAGCCAATTTCAATGGGGGAGCAAGGGCATATCTGTTTTATTACAAACCAGTTTTCCCATCTAGTATTGCTGCAAATTCAGATGAAGCAACATATCTAGTACGTTCAACGAGTTTGCCGGAAACATCAATAGATGATATTCAATTGGCATGGCAAGGTTTCGACTTCAAGGTGGCTGGAAAGTATACCTATACTGATTGGACTGTTACTTTCAATTGTGATGCCGAAGCAAATATTCAGAAATATTTTCATAATTGGCTGTCATTGATTCATGACCCTACGACAAACATTTATACAAATCCTGTAAATTACATGGTTGACCAACAAATTGACTTGCTCGGCCTTACAGGAGACCCAATTACAAAGTATAAATTGTTTGCTTGTTGGCCAAAGGTTATTGGTAATGCATCATTGGATTACACCACAAATGATGTAGTTCAGTTTGATATTACATTTGCTTACTTGTATCATGTAACTGATAAAGCTACATATGGAGTAACACCAACATTCGGCTAATAGAAGTGGGGTGGTTAATATTAAAATTAATTTTGATATCGATAGCTACAAAACTAAGTTTGTAGATGGAGCAAGGGCATATCTGTTTTTTGCTATGTTTACATTTCCACCGGGCATAGATGAGCCCGTAGTATATAGTAATGTAGTTATGTCATCTCTCCTTTCTCCTTTAGGGTATGGGGCTAAAGATAATGTTGTGCCTTATATGGTGAAGTCAACATCAATACCTGATAGCACTTTTGAAGAACTCATAATACCATATCCCGGCTTACCGTATAAAATGGCAGGCACTAGAACATATGGTGATTGGACTGTATCATTCAATGTAGATAACGAAGGTGTTCTATTACGAAAATTTCATAATTGGCATGATTGGATATATGAACCATCTAACAATTATCAAACTGGCGCGGACTTTTATATGGTAGACCAGAATCTTTTCCTACTGGATGGTACTGGTAATGCGACACATAAAATTCAGTTAGTTCAAGCATGGCCAAAGTCATTAGGAGCTGTGGGACTTGATTATTCATCTACAGATATAGCCACCATAGATGTTTCTTTTTCATATCAGTATTATAAAGTTTATAAGTTGGATGCAAATTCTACACAAACCACTATATTACAGTCATTGATAAATAAAGTTGCTGGAAAACCAATCGGGGGTTTATTTTAATGCTGAATATATTTAAAATACCATCAACTGATGCTCTGGTGAGTAATATAAAAAATCAATTTGTTAGACCTCTTGCTGGTGAATTTGGTAAGAAAAAAATTGATATTGAGACATATAAAGCAAAATTCTTAGGTGGTAATGCCAGAGTATATTTGTTTATATGTAGAGTTCAATTTCCTGGCATGCAGAATGTTATAAAATCAGGATTGAGGTCTGGTATGAGTGCTTCTTCCATACCTGACGTGACTTCTTTAAAAGCTGGTTTGAATACAGCGGCTTCCACTGCAATTACAACAGGAACACTTGGTCTGGATACAGAAGATTTTAAATATTTTGTACGTTCAACAACTTTACCCGAATCTGCTGTAGAAGAAACATCTACATATTTTTGTGGTAAACAGTATAAATTATCAAGTGTAAGAAGAACACAAGATTGGCAAGTACAATTTTTGGTAAACCATGATGCCACTGTATTACAGAAGTTTTCTGAATGGAATTATTTGATGGAAAATCCTGAAACAGGCGCCTATGGAAAACCACAAGATTATATGACAGACCAATCAATTCAGTTAATTGGATTGGATGGAGCGGCTATTTGTACATATAAATTATATGGTGCTTATCCAAAATCTATTGGAGCAGTAACATTGGACTATGCCAGCAACGAATTTGCTACATTTGATGTAACATTTGGTTATCAATATCATACAGTAGCAGCCGGTGAAGGTGAGCCAGGATTATTAACATCAATGAGAAAATCTGGATATATGTTATCAATGAACTCTTTGATGGGATTAGGTGAAAAAGCAGCAACATAATAATTGTGTACAAGTCATTTAAAAGACTATAAATATCAAAAAATAAACTGTATAGGAGTGATGTGAAATGGGTTCAAACTTCAAAAATTACTTAAACACATTCGTTTTCGACACCAATTTGCCGGGCAGCGGCCAGAATGTGTCATTTCACCCAGTAACAACAGGGCAGCTAAAAAGATTATTGTTATATGAGACAACGGATGACCCTCTAGCAATAGAGACTGCATTGGATGAATTGATAGAAGAATGTATTATAAAACCGGAAGGATTAAAGGCAAAAGATTTATATGTTCAGGATAGATTCTATCTGATGGTTGAAATACGTAAGGCAACAAGAGGCGCCACATATCAATTTCAGACAACATGTACCAGTTGTGGGTCACAAACACAACAAAATATTAATCTGTCAAGTTTACCAGTAACCACATTGAGTAAAGTTGTAAAGAAAGATGTGAAAGCACCTACCCCAGCAGCAAAACAAAGAAAGGGTAAACTGGTAGAAAAGACAGAAGAACCAAAAGTAGTTGAAACAAAACCAACAGCAGATTGGAATGTTGTGAAACTGAATGATAATATATCATTGAGATTGGATTTGGTAACAAGAAAACTACAACAGGATGCTTTTGATTTATTCAAGGCCAATCATCCTGATATGAGTAAAGTCAGTGATATCGAAAGAACTCTTGATGTAGCAACATTGTTATATGCTATGGCAATAAAGAGTGTTATAACACCTGATGGCGAAGAAGAATTATCATTGGAAGATAAAGTGTTCTTACTTGATAATATTCAACAGTCAGAACAGGAAAAGATTTCAAAATGGTATGATGACCATGATTTCGGTATTGACTTCTCATTCAATGTAAAATGTGCTCAGTGTGGATTTGAAGAGAAGAAAGAGGTGCCCGTAGACAGTTTTTTTTACTAATGTATGTGTTGTGTAGTGGTCTGAATATACATACTATTACATCAGACCAATTCTATTTGGCAAGTAGGGCACACATACCAATATCTGAAAGTAATGAGATGGCAGATTTTGAGCGAGAAGCATTTATGGGTCTAGTAATCAAAGATATACGTGAGCAAGCAGAAAATGAAAAGATAAAAATAGCAGCGGGTATGGGTAGAAAGATACAAAAATAGGTATGATGTCAACATAAAAGGTTTATAAAAGTGTCGGAAAAATTATCATATGAGTTTGTAAAGGATTTTATTGAAAAAGAAAAATATACATTATTATCAACAAGTTATATAAACAATAAAAGCAAACTTAAACTGAAATGCCCGTCTGGTCATACGTGGTCTATATCATACAATAGTTTCAATAGTGGTTGTAGGTGTTTATACTGTTCTGGTAAAAAACAATATTCATATGAATTTGTAAAAAAATTTATTGAAAAAGAAGGTTATATTTTATTATCTTCTACATATGAAAATTCAAAGAAAAAACTGAATATGATGTGTGATAAAGGTCATATTTTTGAAATGTCATTTGGAACATTTAAAAATGCTAATCATAGATGTAATATATGTTCTGGTAATCAAAATTATAATATTAAACAAGTAAATGAAATTATTGAAAAAGAAGGATATAGTTTATTATCAAATGAATATAAAAATAATAAGCAGAAATTGAAATTAAAATGCACAAACGGTCATGTATATAATACAAGGTTAGATAATTTCCAATCAGGCCAACGATGCCCACGATGTTATCAAATAAAAGGAGGCTCACAACCTGAAAAGGAGATTACAGACCATATAAAATCAATATATAATGGTAATATTATTGAAAATGATAGAACTATTGTCAAAAACTATTGGACAGGCCGATTTTTAGAATTGGATATATATTTACCTGATATCAAAAAAGCCATTGAATTTGGTTGTTATTATAGGCATAATGATGATTATCAAAAATGGAAAGAAATGATGAAAATAAAACAATGTAAAAAACAAAAAATTGATTTATTGGTAATAATTTATAAAGGTTCGTGGAGGAAAGAGCGAGACAAAATTTTGAATGATATAAATATGTTTATATTAAAATAAATATAAATATAATATGAACCTCGCTGTAGTTTTATGACTACATGGATTTTCAATTATGAAGGTCTGAAGGGCACTAACCTTCAGGCCTTTTTTATTATGGAGAGAAAATGGCAGATAATACAGAAAAAATATTAAAAGAAATAGCAAAATCAACAAAAATTCAGAGTGACGCTATGTTAAAAATAGCCAGAGGTACGTCACATGATATTAGTATAGGCAGAACAGCTGAAAGCCGTGGTAAGGAAACGAGGGGTGGTAGTTCTCAATCTTCTGGTGGGTTTATGAGTAGAATTATTGGAGATGAGAAACAAGGTAAAAAACAACAAAGAGAAATAATGAACGAACTCAAAAAACCTAGTAGCACTTTCAATAAACTACTTGCGTCTTTTATGAATACACTTCTAGGTCGTATGATTTTCATTGCAAAATCAAATATTGAACATTATTACCAAAGATTGGAAGGTGCTATTAGTGGTTTAGCCAATAGAATATTTGGTCAAATGTTGGATGATATTCGTCCGTTTACTGAAGCAGTCAGAGCTACTGCTCAATTTTTGTTCCGAATGTTAAAACCTCTAAAAGAAATGTTGTTTAGTATTGTCAAATTCCCTATTGGAATGTTCAAAGGAATATTTGAGGGAATGAACAAAGTTTCTACGTTTCTTCAAAATAAATTATCATTACTGATTCCTAAGAAAGAAGTAAAGTCACCAGAAGTAAAAGAGTTGAAGAAGCAAACAAGTATGAGCAGTAAGCTTCTTAGAACTCAAGGAAAAATAATAAGATGGTTGACATACATAGAAAAAAATACTGCTGCTTCTGCTAGTGCTACTGGTGCCAGAGGTGGTATTGGTGCCTATAAAGCTGCAAGAACAGCAAGATGGATAAGAAATTGGGGAAGAAATATGGAGCCTCCTTCAGATGAAAAGGGTGGTGGACTAACAAGCACAGCTGGTAAAGTTGCTGGTGGTGTTATTGGTGGAGTTGGTTCTATTTTTGGTGGAGTTGGTAGATTATTAAGTGGTGTTCTTGGTATATTCGGTAGTTTGATGCCAATGCTGCTAAAAGGTGTTTTAGCGGTTGCAGGAGTGTCTTTATTGATTGGATTATGGAAAAGATTTGAAGAAACAGCAACTGGTAAAAAAGTTAAAGCATGGGTGACAGACCTTTGGGATACAACACTCCTTCCATTTTGGAGAAATACAATGAGGCCAGAATTGGAAGATTTTTGGAATGATTTTTTATGGCCGGCAATGAAGAAAGGAGCTGGAGAATTGGGTTCTCTTATGTGGGATGGTTTTAAATATGGTGTGAAAAAAACAGGAGAATCTGTTTTACCAACTGAAAATGTAATACCAAAAACTGATGATGAACGTACAGCTGATTTGGTAAAGAAAGGAGCTTTAAAAGGAGATAGTTTAAAAAATTTATTAGACTCTAATAGGGTAGAAGAAGAAAGAAAAAGAAAAATTATTGATTGGAAACAAATGGCTAAAACTTTGGGTTGGATTGCAGGTGGTGTGGCCACTGCTACTGTTGCTTCTGCTACCGCCCCTGTTTCTATACCAGCTGGTGTTGTTGTTTTAACTGGTGCTGGATTGGGAGCGTTAGCATCTCATGTTAATCGTAAAGAAGGTGGTGCTGTTCCAATTATGGCACATGAGGGCGAATATGTAATACAGAAAAAAGCTGTTGACAAATATGGATTGGGTATGATGAATGCCATAAATAATGGTCTTTTACAACATTTTAAATTAGGAGGGCAAGTTGAGCAATGGAGGCCATTAGTTTCAAGATATTGGAGTGATAGAAATGATATTGAAACAGCATTACATATAATACAAGCTGAATCGGCAGGAATACCACAAAAAGGCAAAAAATCTAGTGATTATGGTTTATTTCAAATAAATCAAATACACGGCCCCGATTTGAGAAATGCTGGCATTTTAAATGAAGGTGAAAATGTATCTGCTCTTACATATGATAATGAAAGAAATGTAAAAGCGGCAAGATGGTTGTACGACAATAAAGGTGGATGGCAACCGTGGTTTATGTCCTATCATAATTGGGGTAGAAGTTTAGGATTTACACCAGCTAAATTTGATGTAGCAAAAGCTGCAATAGATAGAGCCAAATATGGTGCAACAGGAACAATACCATTTGGACTCGGAACACCAGAAACAGCTATTGCAAGTGCTGGAACTGGATTTGGTGGTGGTATTATGGGCGGTCTATTTGATTTTGCATCAAATCTATTTGATAAAGTTGGAAATCTGACCGTAGGCGAATTATTTGGAGCATCACCGACAAGTACCATGTCAGTGGCGGCAGCAGAAGCAGCAGCTACTAAAGGAATAACAGAAGGATTTCCAAATACAGCAGAGATTAGTGGTGGCGGTACTGGTTCTGGAACAGTAAATATCGTAGCGGGCAGTGGTAGTAGTGATGTTGCTAATGCCGGAATGCCAGCATCTCCTATATACGATAATGCTTTCTACCAATTAAATGTAGGAAGAATATTGGCTTTAAATAATAGTATAGCTTGATAATACATAAGGAGAATAAAAAATTATGGCAGATAATATATTAAATAAATTCACAGAACAGCCAGTTTATAAAGTCCCACTAGATATGAGTGGTGCTATATCATATAAGATAGATTCAGCGGAAATTGCAAAAAGCGCTTCGGCAGATATGCTATCAGAGACCGATGATTTGAAATATTTGAAAGATATACCTTCAACATTTGTAAACCCTGAAAATGTACCAATGAATGACCTATATGCTGATAATTTGGTATGGGTAGAAATGACAGCAATGCCAATACATAAATTTTCAAATAATGTTAGAGCACAACGGGCATATTCAACAAAAGGAGAATCAATTGATGAAAATACCGGATACGAATCTTCTCTTGCTATTATTTTGGATAAAGCACGTTGGTTCCGTTTCAAATTCCTTTGCCAGCAAGAGTTAATGGAGACTATATCACACGATTGGCAACCATATGAATCAGTCGCTTCTATGGTACAAGGACTATATGCTCGTCTGTTTCATTCATATCCAGAACAATTGAGAGGTTTTATTGGTGAAACTGGATGGAATACGAAATTGAATGAAGCAACAAAAAAAATTGGTGATGCAGTTGTGGGTGCATGGAATGAACCACTAAAAGCATTAAATAATGTTGGTGTGTGGGGAAGGACTGCATCCAAAAGAGGTTATGTAGCAAATTACAGAGCGGACGTACCATTACAATATAAAGGGTCTGAACGTAGAAGTTTTGAGTTGATATTCAATCTGATAAACACTGTGAATGGTAAAAATCATGAAAATGTTGTATTACCAGTAAAATTATTAGAAATGTTGTCATCACCATCATATAACATACAACCTGATGCTTTGGCAAATGCTGATATTGTATTACCTTATGCTTTTACCTTGAGAACAAGGCCAGGCAGTCTGCTTACCGTAGATATGGCAGTATTAAAACAAGTTCAGCCAACATGGAGAGGGCCGTGGATAGACGGTTATCCTTCACGTTGCGAAGTGAGATTATCATTTCAAGAATACAGACCACTGGAACAGAAAGTATTCTATGGTGATACTGAAAGTAAAATACAGGTAATACAAACGGATAGAGCAAAAGCTAATGAAAAGAATGTAAAAGTTTCCGATTATCAAACACTTAATGCACAAGCAACACCAGCAGCACCAGCAGCAGGAAAAAAAGCAGCAGTAAAACCAGCAGTAAAACCAGCAGTAAAACCAGAAGTACCTCCGGCGGAACATTATAGGAACATGTGGTAGATACAAATATAAGGAGAATAAATTATGGCAGTACAGACAATAACAGATAGATATGTAGATATAAAAGGTACAAAATTAGCACAATCATCCATGCTAAGAATGATGGATATATTCAAAGATGAGGATAGTGTATATTTTATGAATATATTCAAAAATTTTGAAATTAGCGAAACAGTGTTAGAAAACCCTAGTAATACAGAGAGAATAACTATTTTGAATCCGTGGTGGGAAAATATAGCATATGCTTATTATAAAGATGTAAATGCATGGTGGATACCTTGTATGGCAAATAATGTATTGAATCCATTTGAAGAAATTGTAGAAGGCGGTACATTAAAAATGTTGAAAAGTGACTTTCTACCTTTTGTGCAACGTGATATGGAGGCAATTTTTATACTGTAATGGCTAAATTTTCTATAAAATTATTGAGAGGCAGTGAAGAGCCAGCTTTTTCATCAGAAGATGTAGTTGAATTGAATATCGTTGAGGATATTTACAACTTCTGCATGTCTGGTAATATTACTTTTTTTGATAGAACTGGATGGACAGAAGAATATGAAGCATTAGGTGCTTTCGACCCTATTGCTGTTCAATGGCAATCAGGTGAAAATGAAATTATAGAAAAAATTTTCAATGTATATGCTGCTGACCCCACTACAAGTCACTCACAACATGAACCCTTGAGAATACGAAAATGGTATTTTGTTGAAACAATGCTTACTACACTACAATTGAAACGTAAATATAGTAGGTCTTGGGGTGAAGGTGTGCTTGGGTCTACAATAATAAAAAATATATGTAACGATTTTCTTAGTATTGATGATAAAAGATTTATACAATTTGAAGAAACTATTGAAACCTTTGATAATTTTTATTCTGGTTATTTCACACCGGCAGATTGTATATTGAGAATAAAAAAGAGATGTAGAGGTGAAACATCAAGACAGGCTGGTTATCTATTTTACAGTAATTCAAAAGGAATAAATTTTGTAACACTGAACACATTATTGGCGAGCACAGAACGAGAAAAGAAAGAAGTGCATGTAACAGGCACACAAAAAGATAGAATGGATAAAGACCATGTAAGATATGTATTTTCAACAACAACTGGTGATTCAAATCAGATACTTGGGGCGTTTATATACACACCTGATGCTGTTGATATAGATAAATTAGGTGGTAATAGATATTTAGGTTTTGATTTTGATGGCAAAAAATTGATAACAGAAGATTATCAATATACAGACCATTTTGAGAGTAGTGAAAAAGGCGCTCCAATAAATTTATATGGAAATTCTACAACATATCCAAATATAAATACAGTTAATGCTGTACTGGCAAATGAATGTGAGTCTGACCCGCAGAAACTACATAACATACATAATTACAGATTCATAACAAAATATATGACATCATTGATGGCATATTTAATAGTTGTTGGTGAATCAACACGATACGCCGGAATGATAATAGATGTTTTGTGGAAAAGTGCTAATAGTGAAAATATAACAGATAAAATGCTAGATGGTTTGTGGCTTGTGAAATCAATAACACATCAATTTATGCCTAACAGCGTACCACCATACAAACAATTATTGGTATGTGTGAAACCTGGCTATAATAAGATTGAAGTTGGTGTTGAGTATAAGCCAACACGTAAATCAAGTACACAGGTTACTGGCTCAACAACAACTATTGCAAAGACTACAAAATAGGAGATATAAATGAGTGAGAAAATATATGGCATTCTTCGTGGAGTTGTAGTAAAAACATTTGGGATTTTTGGTGGTTTGTATAAATAAAGCAAGAGGCTATATGAAAATAACAAATGAAAATTTACAATTATTAAGAATAACAAGAAATGGAAATTTTATAAAAATTGATTCTGGTTCAAAATTATTTTACTTTGAATCATGTAAAAAATGTGGCGAACCATATCTGGCACAAAAAAGTAATAAAGGATATTGTTCAAAAAAATGTTCTAGATTAGATAATGATAAAATGTGTAATATCAAAGGAGAAAATAATCCATTTTTCGGTAAACATCATACAGATGATACAAAAATAAAGATGAGAAATTCCCGTACAGGAAAAGGAACAGGTTCTAATAATCGTAATTATAAAGGTAATCATTGGAATAAAGAAAAAAATCCTAATTGGAAAGGCGGTATCAAAAAAAATGAGTATACAGATGATTGGACAGAAGAACTTAGAAAATATATACGTCATAGGGATAATAATAGATGCCAAAACCCTTTGTGCGAACATAAAAATTTTGTTCAGTGTGTTCATCACATTGATGGTAACAAATTGAATTGTAGTCCTTCAAATTTGATAACATTATGTAAAATATGTCATCAAAAAATACACGTCTGTAAAGAAAAGAATGAATATAAAAAAATGCTTCAAGATATTGTTATAAAATTAATGGATGGTGACCTAACAACTAAGGAGATATAATGAGCGAAAAAGTATTAGGTATCTTCAGGGGGGTAGTTTGAAGATAATGATGACCCACTAGAGTCCGGCAGATGTAGAATACGTATACATGGTATTCACACTGACAAAAAAGAGATAGACCCATATGACAGTGTTCCAACTGATTATCTGGTATGGGCACAGCCATGCTTACCTATTTGGGGTGGTATATCAAAAGTTGGAATGTATGGAATACCATGTCAAGGGGCTCATGTGTTTGTATTTTTTGAGAATGGTAATGTTCAACAGCCACGGTACTTTGCCACGGCACCCGGCATACCTAGAATACCAGCAACTAAAGGTGAAGGGGAAGATGAAAGTAAATACGGATTTTCTGACCCTGATGGCATATATCCATTGGAAACTGGTGGTCAGCCAGATTGGAATAAAGGCGACACTTCAATGGATTACCTTGATGCCTTTGTGCTTGAGGATAAATGTGGTAATCGAATTGTGTTTGATTCAACGCCTGGCAGTGAACAAATCATCATACAGAATGGTGGTGAAAAAAGGTCTAAGGTATCACTTCAGCAGTCAACTATACGAAAACAGTCAGGCACTGGAACTGATATAACACAGACTGGCGAAAGAGAAGTAAGGGTTAAAGGTGATGATACAACCATAATCAATGGTGACTATATACGAACAAATAAGAACTCCAAAATCAGTACAATAGGCGACCATACTGAAAATATATCAGGGCCAAAAGACCATTCAGTTGCTGGAATTGAAAACAGAACATCAGGTGGTTTGGCATGGAATGTAAAAGGTCAAACAACCATAATGACAGGAAGTGAGGCGTCCTTTGTATCTGATATGGATACAAATATCAAGTCCAATACTCAAAGCATAAAAATGGAAGCAACATTGATAAATATTGAAATGCTGGCTTTGCTGGGACAGATAAAAAGTCAATCATTATCTATTGATATGTTGGCAACAACTACGGCTGCTTTCAAAGGAGCAATAACAACCAATATTGGTGGTGGAATCATAACCAATGTTGATGGAATGATGACAACAGTAAATGGATCATCTGTATGTATGATTACAGGGGGCGTCATACTAATCGGATAGGAGAAAATTATGGCATTTGAAGCAATATCATTGATGGGACAAGTAACATCTACGTATTCGGAAATATTGAGCAATTTGACAACTGACATGACTGCAATAGGTACAGCATGTTCTGAATTGACAAGTGTAAATACAACACCACCAGCAGGATTATTTTCTTTTCAAAATATGTCTATAAGTCCAAAATTCACTATGCCTTCTATATCATTTGATATATCACCTATTAGTACAGATATACCAAGTTTTGATATAACAACAGATGGTTGTCATTTGGATTCAACTTTTGGTTCTGTATTGAACGCCTTACAACAAGCAATAGCAACGGTTCTATCGGGTGTGATATCACAAATCCAGAGTGCTATTGGTCAAATTACAAATTCTTTTGACATCATATCAGAAGGAATATCTGAAATATGGAAATGGCTGAAAGACCAAAAAAAGAAACTTTGGGATGCTGTACGAAATACATATACTGATATATATAATTGTTATAGAGATAGTAAAGACCAGATAACAGCCGAAACAACAGACAAAAAAAGAAATGAAGCCAAAATTCAGACATCATTATGGTCAAGAGCTATGATATGGTTTGAATCATTGATGAAAACTTTAGGAGGGAAGATGGATGCTGTTGAGACAGCAACAATCAACTTAATAAATGATTTTGAAGATGCTTCAGCAACAATATCATCACTTGAGAAAGATTTTTCAAAAGCGATTGCTGATTTATCAAAAGATTGTAACTGTTTGACAAAAGCATCCACGTTAGTGTTAGCATAATGTTGAATGTAGCAAGAATGAATGATATGACATTTGGAACATGCCACAATCATAAACATTCTAGAAGTGAATATGGATACTTAATACCAACTCAAATGAAGGTTCTGGTAAATGGACTACCAGTTATTAGAATGTTTGATACAGCAATAACCAATGGTGGTTGTGGTACAGGAACAATGATGAGTGGGTCAGTAAAAGTCTTTGTAATTGGGCAACCTATGTGTAGAATAACGGATTCATTTGTAGCAACTGGCGGTTATGAAGGTATTGTAATAGGTGGTTCAAATAATGTTTATTGTGCATAGGAGAATATAAATTATGGCAGTGTCAACTTTAACATCTTTGGTTGGAAGTACGTATCCAATGACTGATTATGCTTTGGGAGCAGCAATGTCATCATGTACTGACCAACTGGCATCATTACAAGCGGAGAAAGAAGCTATAGAAGATGTTGAATCTCAAATTCTTGCTAGTATAAATCCTAGAATAGCGTCACAAGCAACTACGGAAGGTGGATATCTTTATAAATTTAATGGATATGGAATAACAAATGTTAGAGATTGGCAAATTGAATTTATTACAGCACATTCTTTGCCAGGTCTTACTGGTGGTAGTGGTTTTTTTACATGTGTAGGTAATTGGTCAACATGGTATAATGAAGGAACACCATTTTATGTAAAAGTTAGTTCAACAAAGAGATGTATATCAACATCTTCAGTGTATGATGTAGATACAAATACAACAACAGTATATGCTTCAGGTATAACAACAGCACTTACAGTAGTTTATCAAATTTCAAGTGTACACGCTTCAAGTTATTATGATAATAATACATATCCTGATATAAAGAAATGGATGCATGACTATGATTTTGCTTACGACCATCTCACATGCCCATTGAGTTCGGGTGCCACATATGGAATACAGCCCAGAATAGACATGATTACAAGTGGAAGTGCTATAATAACAACGAATAAAGAAAAACAGGATGAAATGGATAGTATTTACAGACCATATACACAATGGGAACAATTAGTAACAGTATCGGCAGGCACATTGTCATATGTAGATGAGACAACATTTTTATGTAGTGGAAATAGAACTGCCACACTGCATGGTGGTGATATTGTGTATATCAGTGGAGTGGCAACAAAATATGAATGTATATTAGCACACACATCAAGTGCTACAAGAAAGCCGGGCAGTGGTGCTTCATGGACTACATATTGGAGACAGACATCAACAACATTAGCAGGCACTGTATGGGCAACAGGAACTGCCTATAAAAGCCCAGTTGACTTGCTAATTGATTGTGGAGTGGATAAGCCAAGAGGGTCAAAGGTATTATCATCAGAATATATACCACCAAGTTGTGCCAGCTATACAGAAGTAACTGTATTAACCAATGTTTATCCATACTTATCATCACCAACTGTATCGGCCTTACCAACATCAGCATGGGCAATAACATTTGATAATAGTTTTCAGGCTATCAAAGTTTCAGGTGGTTCAAATATTGCGGGTGCTGCCTATGAAGATGTTGTAACATTTTCCGTACCTGGCAATATGACATCAACTATCACATCAGGAGCGAGTGGTGGTGAGAGTGCTACACATTTGGTGGGTACATTCGCCGGTAGATATACTGGTGACCCATTCAGGACAAGGTATTTTAATTGTTATCATTCAGCATATAATCCTGATTCAGAAAAGGTTGCTTCAGCAGGAAAAACAAGAGTAAAAATAACCGATGGATTACCTATAACACCAAACCTTGAAGCAGTCAGTATTGTAGGTACATAGGAGGAAATATGGCACAAGACGTATATTCGGACGTAGATGATAGACTCTACAGAGATATGACAAAATTAACAAAGGATTTACATAAAGATAAAGATATTGAAGCAGTAAAAAATTCTATCTTGAATGTATTGACTACAAAGAAAATGGAAAGAAGAATGTTGCCAGAATTTGGAGCAAGTCTTGAAAAATTATTGTTTGAACCTATTGATGATGTAACAGCCAAAAGAATCGGAGAGGCCATGATTCAAGAATTAAAATTTTGGGAGCCAAGAATAAATGTAAACAATTTGTTAGTTGTTGCAAATGCAGACCAAATGAGATATGATATAACAATGTCCTATGATGTAGAGGCATGCGACATTGGGAGAAATAGCATAGAGTTCATTCTACAACAGTAATTTTAATATAAATAGAACGATAGGAGAAAAAAATGAGCACCAAAAAACTTACTTTTGATTATGTGAAAAATTGTATTGAAAATGTAGATGGATACTCATTATTATCAACCAATTATGTAAATAATATTTCAAAGTTAAAAATAATGTGTGATAAAGGACATGTTTTTGAAAAATCATTTAGCCACTTTCAACGTGGCCAGCATTGTCCTTATTGTAATAATAAATATCACTTACAGTACGATTTTGTAAAGAAGCAAATTGAAAAAAATGATGGATATATCTTATTATCTACTGAATTTATAAATAGTTACTCAAAATTATCTGTTAGATGCCCTGAAGGGCATATTTTTGATATATCATATTCTAATTTTTCACAAGGATGTAGATGCCGTGAATGTAGAGACAGTCGAAAAAGATACACATATAATGATGTCAAAAATATTATAAACAAAAGAGGTTTTGATTTATTATCTGATACATATTACAATAATAAATCACAATTGAAAATTAAATGCTCCAAAGGTCATATATTTTATCCACGTTTTGATAATTTCAAGAACAGCGGTACTGAATGTCCATATTGTAAAAAATTGAAATCAAAAAAAGAATTTGAAATTGTTAAATTTATCAAAACAATATATGATGGAAAAATATTAGAAAATGACAGAACAACCATAAAAAACCCATTAACTGGTAAATTTCTTGAACTTGATGTATTTTTGCCAGATATAAATAAAGCAATAGAATATAATGGCGTATATTGGCATTCAAGTAAGTATTCTAAATTCAAAGATAGTGAAAAAATGAAACAATGTAAAAGAATGGGTATCCAGTTATTAGTCCTCAATGAAGGAATTGATGATAATATTCATTTTGATACCTTACATTTTTTTATTGCAGCATAGGAGAAAAAAATGAGCACAAATACCCTAATTCCAGACTATATGGATATAGATTTTGACACAGCTAAAGCCACATTGAAAGAATTGTTGGCTGCTAATCCTGTATTCAAGGACTATGACTATGAAGGTGCTAACATTACAATAATGATAGAACTCATATCATATTTGATACAGTTGAACACATATTACATGAATATGGTGGCTAAAAACCAATATATACCTACAGCAAATATGTATGAAACAACACATATGTTATCAAAACTTGGCGGTTATAATCCAATGGGATATAGATCAGCAGCCACGACATTGAGTGTGGATATAAATGTATCAGCAACAATGGCAACAATAACATCAATAACATCTGGCTCAAGTGCTTCAGAGGCATTAATCATAGAAGAATGGTCTGAAGTAAGTAATTCAATGGGCGTAACAAATCCTGATACTGGTGAAACAATAAGATTTGTAACAGTCGGCCCAACTCTCACAACAGCAATAACAGATATAAGCAGTGGAGCTGTTAATAACATATACACCATAGCAGTCCCAGCCAGAGAAGGATATATATTAAGATATGATTATAAAGGTTCTGAAATTATAGATAACAAGATATATCTACCTATCAATACATATGACTATGATGATGATATTGATGATGATGAAGAATCTGTCAAAGTGTATGTAAATGAAGTAAAATGGACAAGATTATCTGATTGGTTTGAAAGCTCAGAAACAATTGACAATGCTTTTATGTTCAAATATGACAAATATGGTAGGTATTATATTGAATTTTCAGAAACAAGAAATATGCCTACCACAATAGATGATATAGCTATTCTGACTATCATATCGTCAGGTGAAAATGGAAATGTAGGTAGTGAGATTATTAATTCTCCTCCAGCTACATTTATATCAACTCAAGGTTCTGGATATCTACCATTATCTTGTTATACTGTTTCAAACAGTGCGGCGGCAGTTGGTGGTTCTGGCCCTGAAACTATTGATGAGATAAAAGACAGCACAATAGGTGTTTTACATTCACAATACAGAAATGTAACATCAAGTGACTACATATCACATTTGGAAACAAGAGCTGATATAGTACAGGCCAATGTTTGGGGTGAACAAGAAGAACATCCAACAGGCTCTGTTCAAGATTATAATAAGGTCTATATTTCGCTAGTTCCAAGTTCATGGAACTCATCAACTATAAGTGTTATTCCAACGGCATATGCGGAACAGAAAACTACTATAAGACCACTTTCTGCTATTGCATATAATGAGGATTATATAGATGATATCGCTGAATATATACGACCTAGAAAAATTCTTACATGCTACGAATTGTATGTAGTACCTGAATTGTTATATTTCATGTTCAAAATAGGATTGAAAATAAAACCAAATTACTCATATGTTAGTGTTAAGACGGATGTGCAAGCAAAATTAGAATACTATTTTTATGAATATAATAGAACATTCAATGAAAGAATATCATTTATTGATATACAAGAATATATATTGGACACGACAATAACATCATCGGAAAATGCTTTTACAAATATAAAAGGATTGAGAACTATGATATTCAGAGAATTAGATATTGTTGTATACAGAGAAACCTCCCCATATTACTATAATTATGCTACGTACTTACATAGTACAGCATCTATACCCCCAACAGCAAATGGATATTTGTATGAATCAACAGAGCTTGATAGTAATGGATGTCATCTATATCCGTATTATGTAGAACCAAAAACATCTACTTATAATGCTTATGATAATAAATTGAGAACAATACAGTTAGGACACAAGCAGTTTCCAAAAGTATACATACCATCAAATACGTTTAGCTTAGAGGTATAATGGGTATCATAAACATAGCCAATTCTGCAATTACAACACAATATTTCAGTATATGGGATACTGGAAGTAGATTATCATCGGCCTCCGATTTTGGCGCTTATGTCACAATGACAGACTTTGAACCATCATTACCGGCTATGGTATACATGTCATGTAGTTCCAATTTTATATTGAAACAATTAACGATAAATGCCCATATAACAAAATTCTTGGGCAGTGTATATGAGGATGATTTCATTTCAGATGGTCATCATCACATTATAAATTTTTTAGATGAGGAATAATAATGAAATTTACTGAAGTTCCATATTATGTATTGAAGAATTTTTTCTCTGATCCTAATTTGAGGCCTAGAGATGCTTCCACATATTTTACAATAACAACAACATCATCAGGTGGTGGTGATATATTTCCTTCTGGAAGTGTTCAATGTCTCGCAAGTAATAATGTATTGTTTATATTTACACCAGCAGAAGATTATGAAGTTAGTGATGTAATAGTTGATGGAGTAAGTCAAGGTGCTATATCTGATTATATATTTACAAATGTATTAGAAAATCACACATTAGATGTAAACTTCGTAGGATTGATATAATGTCTGTAAAAGATATTGAAATGAAAATAGTTGATAATTGGAATAATGGTATTGATTGCCCAGTAACCAAATTGCTTCGTAAAGAGGGATGGAAAGGAACAGCAGAACATATCGGTAGTACACAATACCCACCTACAACAGAATGGGGTCAATACAATAAACAAAAATCTTATGCAAAAACAGATATAAAGATAGGGAATAATAAAGTTTCACTCAAGACAACTAAAGACCATATCATGCTATCAGCCAAAAAGAATGAGGCACTAGCAACATTTATGTGTGTGGCAGACTCACTCTATGGTAACAAAATACCCAGCTTATTAAAAGATGTAACAGATGATATGGAAATGATGGTGACTAAAGGTGTTTCACCATTAACTATTGTAAAAGCCAGAAAAAGTGGTAGTGAAGTAATTACAAATGCTGACAAAAGGCATAAAATGATTATTGATAGTATGGAAAAAATGTTTGAAAATGACCCAACTTTTCATGCCTATTTTGTAAGAGAAGTTCTATCAGGAGAATTGAAATTTGGTACAGGCAGTGACGCATCAGCAACTCATATTATTGTAATGGGAAATAAACCCATTTTACATTCATTGGATGATATGGATTTTATTGGTAAAGTTGCTGGTACAGTAGATATCCGTGTTGACTTCAAGTCAGTAAAGAAATGGATGGGAAAAGAGGCCGGACAATATCGTTATTGGTCTGTATTGCAAATGATTAGCAAAGAATTAATCAAAGATTCAATTATGTATGAGGAATCATTACTACATAGGTCTATATCATACATTCTATCGTTATTATCAAATATACGCCAATCAATAACATCTTGGGAAGAAGTCTTTTCATTCTTGGGTGTTGAACCAGATGTCACTATTTCAATCAAATAAATTTACTATGATAATATTCTATGATAAAATACTAAAATAAAACAAGTGGAGGAAATACATGCTGTGTGACGTGAGATGCCCTGTATGTGGAAGGATATACGAGGACAAAATAATTTTTAACAAAGATGAGGAAAAAGTTTTATGCGACAACTGTGGTGATGTTGTGTGTGAGATAATGCCAGCAATAAGTGCCTCGTTCAGATTGAAATACAACAATAAAACAGATATCTGTTCATGGGGTAATGAGGGCTATGCCACATCACAATATTACAAGGAACAGAAAAAACAGTGTAAAAACAATATATTTCCAATGACAGGCAAAACAAAAAAGGAGGTTAAAAAAGCAAGTGAGAAGTAGTAAGGATTACTTGGAAGAAGATTTTAATGATTTGAGAGATGATGAATTTATTGAAAATTATGCTCTTAAACAACATAAGAAAATGAAAGCTTCTTTCAGACAAGTTGTCCCACAGAAAAAATTTTCAGTGAGAAAGAAGAAACTTGAAAAAGAAAATGATAAAAATAAAGCTTTTACAATAAAACCTTCAAGATAGAAAGGAGAAAAAATGGGATTATTTTGTGATTTGTGTAGAAAACCTTTGATTCAAGGTAAAAATAAATGGATAAAAGGTGTACGTGGTAAGGATATTTGTCTTGATTGTATATCTGTTTGTGTTGAGATAATAAAAGACCCCAATACCAAAGCAGTGACTTATCTTAATGAATATAAAGAGAAGAAAGAAATGGAGAATGAAAGAAAAAAATGAGGGAGAATGAAAGGAAGAAAGTTTCAGCCGCCGTATTATTTACCGATAAAACCAAATTTCTGGCAGTGCATCCAACTGGTGAATTATATACTATGTCCTACTGGGATTTACCAAAAGGTCAAATTGATGATAATGAGAATCCTCTCGAAACAGCACAAAGAGAATTTATGGAAGAAGTAGGATTGAAGCTGGATAGTGATAAACTCAAATATGTAGGTAAATACCCTTTACATGCAAAAAAGGACATTGTATTATACTTATATATTGTGGATGAATTACCACCATTATCGTCATTTTCATGTAAATCAACAACAACAAGAGCATATGCAAATAAAAAGGAAGTGGTAGAGGTTGATGGTTATAAGTATTTTAGACTATCTGAATTTACAAAACTACGTAAAAATCTGTATAGAGCTATGATAGATGTAGTAATAAGAATGAGAGAACTGATGGAATAAAACTTGACAACCATTCAATAATATGTTATAATAAAAATAAAAGGTAGGTTAATAATAATGTTAAAGTGGATTTATACAGAAATAAAAGATACAATTTTCGACTTGAAAAATGATATTGAAAATCTTTTTGAAAACATATATTATGGTTATTTTCGTAATGATGTGTTTTCTAAAGGTTATGTAAAATATTATTTTCTGAAAATTGGTGGTGATATAAAAAATCCATTCAGACATACTTGGTATGGTATCAAAAACATTTATAGATGGTGGATGGTTATATGGGAAGATAGAGATTTCGATTATATATACATGGAAAAAATCCTATCTCATAAATTAAAGACAATGGAAGATTTCTTTTTAGGTGATGAAACTCACATTGAGGATGCTGTAAAATATGGTAATGAAATCAAAAGGTGTCATGAGATATTGGAATCATTGGTAAATGATACTTATTCTGATGAAATATATAAAGAATATTATGATAAGTATCCACATGATGAAAACTTTTTCAATTTTGAACCATGTGATTCTGAAAAAGAAAGAATTGAACAGGGTTTGCCTGCTAGATTATATGAAATGAAAAATAATGATACGAATGAACAAAAAGAACTATTCAGAGCTTGTTCTGATAAAGCCGAAATAAAGAAAAATGAACTTAGAAAAGAACTTTATGATACGCTGAGAGATAAGAGTGAATGGTGGTGGGATTAATATGAATAATGAAAATACTCAAAAATTGTGGAATGATTTTCCTACGTTATATAAGGGGAAGGATAAACCAATAACAGAAAGCCTAATACCATTTGGGTTTGAATGTGGTGATGGATGGTTCAACTTAATCTATGAACTATCTGAAAAAATAACCAAGCTAGACCCAAATTGTGAAGCAGTACAAGTTAAAGAAAAATTTGGTGGCCTACGTTTCTATACTAATGGTAATATTGATGAAGTTGATAGTTTGATTGATGAGTATGAAGAAACGTCTTATCATACATGTGAAGAATGTGGTGATACTACCACAGCAAAAGAAAGGGGTGGTTATTGGATTAGAACCCTTTGTGATAAATGTTTTGAAAAATAAATAAAAAGGAGTATATGTATGGCTAATTTTTTAATAGCAGCAGAAAAAGACATTGAATTAACAGGAAAAATGACTGTAAATCTCAATGATTATATTGAAGAAACCATTGAAAATATGAATGACATTCAAAACTATTGTGATGAATATGGTCTGGAAGAAGAAGATGATGCTATCCAAAATATGATACAAGCCATCGAAGCAGGTAGAGTTGTTCATGTAGTACCAGTAGAAGAAGATGATACAACAAAAATATCAGCATATTTAGCGTGGTGTGGTATTGAAGATGTCGATTGGGATGATGATTCAATCGAACCATTGAGGGGTGACGCCTACTAAAATTCAATAAAACAAATAAAAATCTATCATATAAAATATGATAGATTTTTTATTGCGTACTGTTTTACACATCAGTCTGAGAATAATATATAGCTATATAACTAAAATTGTGGAGAATGAAGTGTCTAAGAAACTTAATTCAATTGTTTTCTATTGTAATTTCAATAATGGTGATTGTCATGTAGTCAGAAATCTTATAAAATATGTGATGAAAACATTTCCTGGCTTAGAATATAAATTACGCCATCCTAATAACCCAAAAATATTGAAAGACTTACACATTCCTACCTATTGGAATAACTACATTGACTTGAACAATATGAGACTAAAATTTGATTATAGAGGATATTATCAAGAATATGGTGTGCTCTATTTTAATTTTCAGGCATTATGCCATGATAGACAATTCTTCAAAGACAGTTTCACAATTAATACATTTTATAATATCTTTGCTAAGACCCTATGGGATATATTCAAACATAAAATGCCTGAAAGAATATTAGATTTCTTACCACAAATAGATTATTCGTGTTATGAAATTGGGAACATTAAGAAATTAGATATGAGAGGTATAAATGTTTTAGTATGTAATAATGACCCCCAATCAGAGCAAGCAACTAAATTTGATATGGATGTATTGATGAATCAAATAGTAAGTAAATATTCAAATACAACATTTTACCTTACAAATAAAAACAAAACAGAGATTACAGGTGATAATGTAAGATATGTATCTGATATTACAGGGAATATTGGTAATGATTTGAATGAAATATCATACTTGAGTACAAAATGTGATGTGATTATTGGTAGATATTCTGGCCCACATACATTCTGTTATGTAAGAGAAACATTATTGAATCAAGTTATTTCATTTATTACATTCTCACCACCTAGCACATTATATGGTATGAATCCAAATGAATGGTGTGATTTTGGTGTGTCAAAATTGACAGATGAACATGCAAATTTTTACAATATACCAGATAACAATGATGAAATAAGATTTACAAAATTATGCTCAATTTTAGAAAAAATTGGGTGTAGTTGATATGTTGTAATATAAATAGAAGTAATTAAATACACCTGTGAGGATAGCTATGATATATGTGTTTGCTCATGAATACCGACCTACATACAGAAATAATATTAAAATAATAGTAATATCAACAGAAAAACCCCATTCGGAAATTGCTGAAGCAATTTCTAGAATGGGTAAAAATGATATTGTAATGATGTTACCAAAAGGATTACCACCTTTAAATAATTATTTGGATAAGGTTGTTACATTATATAGACCAGAGAACCATGTCCTTTCTTTTGCTACAAATGACCCTGAAAAGGAATTTATACCTCTTGGAAGGGATAAGTTTAGACCTGATAGTGATACCATAATTTTCAAAAAAGGCGAGATGAGGCGAACTTTAAAAGATATTGCATCATCATCTTCATATGATAAAATAAGGCAAAGAATTATAAAATTGAATGGCGGTGTAATATATGGCCCGATAGATAGAAGAACAACAGAACCTATTCCAAAAGACAAAATAAAACTTATACAAGAGACAGCTATACCAGAAACTGATGTTATAAATCCTGTTGAGTCTGCTATTGAGACCCCTGTTATGACTCCTATTATTATGAAACCAAATTACTATGTAAAAATTAATATGGGTATTGGTGATGTCCTTCTTGCAAGAGGAATTTTAGATTCCCAAAAAGACAACTTCAATAAAATTTATATATCACCTAATTACAGCGAATTTGATAGAACAAGGTCAGCTTCCCAAGCAACAGTTGAATTTACAGAAGAATTGATGAAAACGGTTTTTACACCTTCATATTATCAATTAGAGTTCAAAGAAACAAATTATGCTTTGAAATATTCTAATACTTTCTACACTCTTGATAGATTTCCAACAAGAATTACAAATTTAGCAAATATAATATGTGAAGGTGAACCATTGAACATTGGTAGATATATTACAGTTTCAACAAGAGTCAGAGAAATACCTACCAAAGAATATGATGAAAGAATAAAGAAACCTTTTTTTGATAGACTACTTAAATTATCAAAAAAATATAAAATCGTCATACTTGGAGAGCAAAAATTGATTGACCATCTAGAGCATCAAACTCTTCAAAATGATAGAAAAAGAATATTTACTCTTTATGATGACCTAATAAAATATCTACCAAAAGACAGAATAGTTGACTTATCTTTTGATATATTACATTCAAGAGATAAGGATAAAATGAAAAAATTCAAACAAGATAATTTATACATGAAAAATGCTGATTGGAATATTGTTCTCGGTGATGGTGGAAATGCATGTACTGCTATGAGTATTGGGAAAGTTATTGGATATAATACAATAGATAATCCAGTAGAACCTTTTCCACATTTAGATAATATCAAATATGACAATTTTTATTACACTACTAATCTTGATACTTTCTTCAATAATTTAGATAGTGCAGATGATAACTACTTTAATAATAAAGAGTACAGAGTTACCATCAATCTTGGTATAGGTGATATTTTATTAGCACGAGGAACATTGGATGCACTGAAAGAAAAGTACGATAAAGTTTATGTATCGCCTGGTTACAAAATAATGAGAGAATTGAGAAATTTCAGTAAAAAAGATATAAATTTTGCTAATGAACTATTACAATTACTATTCAAACCTCCATATTACTATCTGGAAGAAGATGAGAGAGATTATCCTACTAGATATACTCCTCTTTTTACAGACAGAGATGGTATACAGGTAATTCCACCAAAATTAGCAGATGTTTTATGTGAAGGTAAACCTTTAAATATTGGAAAATATGTTACAGTCTCAACAAGAGTTAGAAATATACCGATAACAGAATACAACAAGGATATTAAAAACACCCTCTTGAAAAAATTGTTGAAAATATCAAAAAAATATAAAATCGTTATATTGGGCGAAAGAAATCTTATTCAACATAAAGAGCATGATATGTGGTCTGATAGAATTTTTACAATGTATGATGATTTAATAAAAACACTACCGAAAGATAGAGTTGTTGACCTATCATATCCAACAGTTCATTCAATCATTAATAAAATGAAAAAATTCAAACAAACATGTTTATGGATGAATCAAGCAGATTGGAACATTGTTCTCGGAAATGGTGGGGATGGTTGTGTTGCGATATCCATTGGAAATGTAATAGCATATTATACACAAACAAATCCAAAAGATGATTTTCATTACATATTCAAAGATAAAACATATCCCGGCATTCATTATACTAATAAATTGAATGATTTCTTTAAAAAATTAGAAGATGTCGCCGAACCAAATAAACCTGTTTATAAAGCATGTATAAACATGGGAATTGGTGATATGTTGATGATTAGGTATCAATTGGATAGTGTAAAAGATAGATTTAGTAGTGCTGTATTATCTCCTAATGTGCCATGGTTCAAAAATAATATAAGGTCATCGGAATGGACTGATGGATACATTATAGATTTGATGAAGATGATATTTTCATCACCACACTATAAAATAACAGATGATTATTCTTCTTTTACATGGCGAGATAGTTGCCAAATGGAAACACTTGATAATATTACACCAGCCGGATGTAATTATTTAAAAGATTTATTTTGTGTAGGAAAAAAATTGAATATTGATGAACCATATGTAACACTAACAACAAAAGTACGTATCGTTCAAAAATCATCTTATCCAAATTTGAAAGATAAATTATTTGAAGCACTCAATAATGTTGCAAAAAAATATAAAATAGTTATTTTAGGAGAAAAAAAGTTACCAAATTGGAATGAATTTACCATGAATCCAAATGATATATTTGTTATATATGATGATATTATAAAAAACTTACCAAAAGAAAGATTGGTAGATTTAACCTTCGACAATATGACAAAAAGTTCATTGAAGAAGGTTCAGCAGGATTGTGTTTATATGAGAGATGCAAATATGAATATAATGTTGGGAATTGGTGGTAATTGGTTTTTGGGATTGGTAGCTGGTAGAAGTATTTCATATTATGAACCACTTAAAGAAGTTTTTCATCAACAGCACCATAAGAAATTAAAATCAGAAGCATATTTGACTGAAAATTTTGACAAATACATACTCTGGTTGAATGAATTATAATGGATAAAACAAAGAAAATATCATTTACTATAAATCCAGGCATAGGTGACATGCTTTTATGTAGAAATATGTTTGATTCTATCAAAAAGAACTACGATTCAATAACTCTATCGTTGAATAAAAACATTGTTAATATGTTCAGAGAAATAGGAACTGATGAATATTATAATTTCAGTTATAATTTTATGAAATTTGTGTTCAATGAATCACCATATGTTATAGTTGAAAATAGTGGTTTGCCAAGATTTTCACCCATTGAAAATGATTATAAAGGTGTTCAACTTACCAATGAAGCATTATACAAGTTTAATGATTATAGTAATTTTTTATGTGATGATTCACAACCAATAGATGAGAAGTATGTAATTGTTACAACAAAAATTAGAGGAACACCACACCGACTTCAATATTTGGAAAAATATCAAAGTTTTTTATTGGATACAATTTTAGAAGTATCCAAAAAATATAAAATAATGCTGATTGGAGAAAAAGAGCCGGCATCCTCTCCTGAAAATAAAACATTTCTAGGTGGAGATTTAGTATATTCTCAATATAATACATTGATTAATTATATACCTCGGAATAGAATTATTGACAATACAATAAGTAATATACAAGTTGCCATACCAGATATAAACAGAATAAGAAAAGACTGTTCGTTGATAAAATATGCAAATGCTGTAATATCATTAGGTGTGGGTGGAAATATGATAATGTCGGCAATGACAGCAAGACAAAGTATAAACTTTTTGCAAAATGTAAATCATGTGCCTTATTTTGCTGGTGTTGTAAATCAGCAACAAAGAGATGGTATAACAATTACTGATAATTTTGAAAAATTTATAAAAAAATGTAAAGAAATATAGGAGGATTTATGGATACAGTAGGAAGTTTAGTCGACAAACTTTGCACAGTCGACATGAAGATGTACAATACACAAGAGAAATTATATGACATAAGAAGGAATACATTTGAATCATTCAAAAATAAGTATATGAATGAAGAAGGCATGAAAGATTTGTATGATTATTTTGTAAAGGTTTCAGATTTGAATCTACAACGTAATAATTATATAGATGAAATAGACCAGAAAGTAGTTGAAATGATTACAGAAGCACTGAAGGGTGTTGATTTGTATGATGCTGGTTTTGTTCAGAAGAAACATAAAACATTATAAGGGGATTTACAGGGCAAGTGCTTTTCTCTAAATATAAGCATAAAATATTTGGAGGAAATATAATATGGGAAAACACAGAAAAAAAGAAACTAGAATATGTGAAGAATGTAAAAATGAATTTACAGCTCCAGCATACACAAAACAAAAATTTTGTTCAACGAGATGTTCACATATCTATGTTGGGCGAAAAAGAAGAACCCCATTAGTTTCCATTGAATGTAAACAATGCCACATGATATTTGAGGTCAAATATAAACAAAGAAAAAGACAGTTTTGTTGTAAACACTGTTCTGATATATTCTTTTCGGGCATCAATAATCCTGCTTGTAGACCAGAAGTGAAAAAACGTATAAGTGAAAGAGTATCTGAAACACATTGGGATAGTTCGGGTGATAAAAATCCAAGATGGAAAGGTGGTTCATCAAAATCTTTTACGTATTATAATGGCAAATTTACAAAGAAATTAAAACAAATTATCAGAGAAAGGGACGGTTATGTATGTCAAATATGTGGGGGGAAAGATAGCAATCAAGTTCATCACATAGATTATGATAAATCTAATTGTGATGAAAATAATTTGATAACATTGTGTGTCAAATGCCATGGTAAATGTCATGGTAGAATAAATGAAACACGAAAAGAAGAAATAATAAAAACATTGAAAATGGAGGAAAAAACATTATGTCATATGGAAAAGTTTGTCTAATTTCTGGAATAACGGGCCAGGATGGGTCATTTCTATCAGAATTATTACTGAAAAAAGGATATGAAGTACATGGCATCATTCGTAGAGCCAGTACCCCAAATGACAATAGAATATCACATTTGAAAAATCTACACTTACATTACAGTGATTTATCCGAAGGTGCAAGTCTAGTTGATTTACTCTATGGTATAGCTCCTGATGAGATATATTCTCTTGGCGCTCAAAGTCATGTAAGAGTGAGTTTTGATGTTCCTGAATATACAGCTGATATCACTGGTCTAGGTACATTGAGATTACTTGAAGCAATTCGTAAATCAGGCATAAAAGCAAAATTTTATCAGGCAGGGTCAAGTGAGCAATTTGGGTCATCATTACCACCACAAAATGAATCAACACCATTCAAACCTGAAAGTCCATATGCTGTAGCCAAGATATTCTCATATCATATGGTTCATGTGTATAGAAAAGCATATGGTATATTTGGTAGTAATGGTATCTGTTTTAACCACGAGAGTGCTAGACGCGGCGATAATTTTGTTACAAGGAAAATAACAAAAGCGGCTGCTCGTATCAAATTTGGATTACAGGATAAATTATATCTTGGAAACATTGATGCTAAAAGAGATTGGGGATATGCTGGCGATTACGTGCAGGCAATGTGGATGATGTTACAGCATTCAGAACCTGATGATTTCGTTATTGCAACAGGGGAAATGCACTCTGTTCGTGAATTTTTAGAACTATCATTTGATAAGGTTGGTCTAGACCCATATAAGTATGTAGAATTTGATGATAATTTGAAAAGAGCATCAGAAGTTCCAGCATTACAAGGTGACTACAGCAAGATAAACAGAGTGTTGGGATGGAAACCAGAAACAACATTCAAAGGACTTGTTGAACTTATGATGGAACATGATATGGGGTTGGCAGCAAAAGAAGCAAATATTTTGAAAAACAATGATATACTATAATAATAAAGGAATGTGATTGGTAAAAATATGAGTGAATATAAAAAAATAATAACAATGCCTGTCTATAATAGAGCAGATTATACCAAAGAAGTTTTAGAAGGGTTCAAAATGTGTAATGGTATTGAAAACTATACCATTTATATATTTGCAGAACCTGGCTGTCAAGAGGTTATAGATGTTATCAAATCTATGACCACATTGAATATTGAATTGAAAATCAACGAAACAAAATTAGGTCTACCAAAAAACACAAAACAGTGTTTAGAACATGGATTTTCATTGACAAATTATAACATCCATTTTGAAGATGATTGCGTGCCAGGTAAGGATTGTTTAGAATATTTTGAATGGGCAAAAGACAATTATGAAAAAGTACCTGAAATCTTCAGTATAACAGCAACGAGTAGAGATGAAGTAATACCAAATACGGATAATGCATATTATCAAGTAGAAAGGCTACAATGGTTTATACCGACAGCATGGGCAACGTGGGCTGATAGATGGCAAGAAATAAAAGGAAAATGGACTGAAGTTGCTAATTTATCATGGTCAATGTCTGCACATAATGCTCTAAATGGTAGATATCTTATATATCCACGAGTATCAAGAATAAAATACATAGGATTCAAAAAGTCTACGAATAAAAATGAAGAATATCAGTTAGAGCATCATAGCACTTTATTTTGGATAAATGAAGTGGAGAATATAGAAAAAAATTTGTTTCATGAAAAGTAAGAGGTGATAATTATGAAAATAGTAAGAAGTGGTATTAGTGTAGATGGTGGAGATTTCAAATTATCAGTTTCTAAAATCGTAAAAGAGCAAAAATTTAACAAAATTATAGAAACAGGAACATATCTTGGATTAGGCACAACATCAATAATTGCAAATTCATTGAATAATAAATATAAAATGTACACTATTGAAGTTAATCCATCAAGAGCACTGGAAGCAACTAAAAATCTAAATAAATATAAGAATATAGAAGTAATTACAGGATTATCCATACCTAAATTCTTATTACCAAATGAAGAAGAAACAACCGAATCTTTGAATAGATATGAGAACATTGAAGGTATTTGGGTAGACCATCAAAAATATAATAGAGCTCAATTATATGTTGAAGAATGTGATTTTGATGGAATACCTGATGACTGCCTTGGCATGTGTATGAAAAAATTTGATTATAAACCAGATTTGGTAATGCTGGATAGTGCCGGGCATATGGGATTCATTGAATTTAAGTATGTGTTATCATTACTCAAAGGTTCATGTGTATTCATTTTAGATGATGTGAATCATGTGAAACATTATGATAGTTTACGATTGATGAAGAATGATAGTAGATTCAACGTACTGAAAATATCATCAGAGAAATTTGGGTTTTGTATAGCTGAATACAATTATCAAGGATAAAAAATGAAAACAAAAATAAAAGAAATGAATTTATGGAAATGCCCAAATTGTCAATCTCAAACATCTACATACAGGCATCCATATGCAAGAGTATGGTGTGCAAGATGTGGTCATGTACTTAGAGAAGAAGGTGATAAGACAATAGTGCATAAGAAATGATAAATAATAATCAGAGGTATTTGAAATGTTTGATGATATATTAGGCGAAAATAAAAAAGAAGGTGAGCAACAAGAATTATTTGATGAGTTAGTCGGTGGTGAAGGACATCACGGATATGAAGATGACTATGATGTTGGAGCACTATCAGATTTTATGCATCAACAATATGATTTTGATTGTAGCTCATAGGAAAATAAAAGATTGACACATCATCAAATAAATGTTATAATAAAATAAAAAGGGGGATAATTATGTTTGAAGATATGTTCAATGACACAATCAAGGAAATCAAGGATACGCTTGATAATAAACAAGTTGTTCCTGCTGATGAGGTATGGGACACCGGCAGAGAGCAATCATTCTGGAAAGATGCTCCAGATACTATATGGAAAAATAAGTAATTAGAAAGGATATAAGAAACCAAACCCCTATATATTTCATTATACTAGGGGTTCTTTATTTAAAAATATGGATAAGACAATAAAAGTAAAAATAATCGATAATAATATAGAAAGTTCAAGTGTACTACACCATAAAGCATGGTATAATATTGGTGAAAAATATGATGTAGTTCCATATCGCCATAATCCAGAAATGTATTGGGAGTGTGCAGGTTGGGGTGGAAATATATATGGCGCTAAATTTTGGATACTCAAACGTCATACTGTAATCGTATATGATACAATAAAGAATATGTTGGACATACCAGATGAATTGTTTGAGCTATGAATATAAAAATTGGTGAAAAATATATAGTTAAACTCAAGCCAACAGCTGAGTGTTTATATGTTAAAGAATGGGTGGAATTTCTAAAAAAAGAGGATAGAATATTCACAATCTTAGAAATTTATGGACACACGGTATGTATCTCACATCCATTTTGGGATAAATGTAAAAAAACTGGTTGTACTGTAAAGGATTACACTTTTAAAAAAGTTCATGAACAATTAATACCGGACAAAATATTAGACGATTTATTTGAGATATGATAATATATACAAGCAGATATAATTATAGAGGGGCCGATAGAATGGACATTACAACACGAAGTGTTGACCCTATCGGCTCTTTCTTTGCGCCATCACAATCTATTGTAATACCATACCTATCAGGACAAATGACTGAACAACAGTATACCAGATTATATGAACATCAACTGAATGAGCTCAAAATAAAACACCCTGAAATATGGTTGGCAATGATAGGCCTAGAGAGGGCCACAGTGGTATGTTTTTGTGATTCCGCTAATTTCTGTCATAGATTCGTTTTGGCTAGATATTTGGTTGAAATGGGGTCAACATATGGGGGCGAGATAAACGCATAAAAAAGGTGGTATTTCAACCACCTTTTTAAGGAGAACATTTATGAATACTTATATTATCTTTACTAAATTATCATCAACATCAACTGGCGGCGGTGCAACAGGATTTTGTTTGAATCCCCGAAAAACACCATTGAATCTACCATTTTCCGCTCTTTCCACTTGATACATTCTGCCATCATCACTCTCAAACATTGCACCTACATCTGGTAAATTAACACCCTCGGCTGTAAATCTGAATTGACCAGCATTTACATATATTACCTTACACTCACCAAACTTATCACCAACCTTTGGCATCATCATTTCCCTCATCTTTTTCTGCGATTGTATTTCTGCAAGAGTG